AAATTTGACGGTGTGATATGCACACAAGTGTTGAACAGCATACCTGATGATGACATGACCTGGGTGAGAGAAAAACTAGAACACCATGCTGAAAAGTTTTGTTTTATTGGGCTAAACTTTCAACGTGTGGCCAAGGGCAAAAAGACCATGTATAATCCTGACTATTTTCGTGTGCCACGCACTAGAGAATTCTTTCGTGGCCACTACACAGATTGGTCAGGAAGTGACTTATTTTGGTGGTTCAAAGATCGCCCGTATTATGATACCTGGATGGATGATCAATTGATTGGTATGTGGCAGGACACACCTGAAACATTTATTGGTAAGTATGAGTTTGTGGAAGTAAATCATAGATGATAATTGATCCCAACTATCAAGCACAACTGGTGGAAATGCACAGCAAGGGCCAGTTTGTTAGAGGCAGCAAAATGCTCAAGGCCATGCGTCCATTTATAAATCAATATCAACCCAACAGCATATTAGACTTTGGCTGTGGTCATGGCGCACTGATGTCTAGCATCAACAACGCATACCCTGGCATAGTCACAGATGGTTATGATCCAGGAAATACTGAGCACAATCGCATGCCCAAAAAATCATTTGATGCTGTGGTCAGTGCTGATGTATTTGAACACATAGAGCCTGCGCATCTTGCCGCCACATTACAGTTGATCAGCAGCAAGATACAAGTTGCTGGTTGGTTTAGAATTGCCTGTTATCCTGCAAAAAAACACTTGCCCGATGGTCGTAATGCTCACTTGATTGTGGAATCACCCAACTGGTGGCGTCAGCAACTGTTGGCCAACATGAATGTGATCATAGTTAAAGAAGAGATTGCGGTGTTTGACAAGCGTCACAAATGGCCCAACATTGTGGGCGAAGTCTACGACGTCACTGTGGAAGTCAAGTAAGGCAAGAATTTTTGATAGATACGGCCGGCTCTAGCATCCGCATCACTCCAATGTGCGGCTGCTAGATCATACATCCATTGCTCTCTTGAGAATGTTTCAGGAGATTCAATCTTACTGACATCTTTGTTGGCCACTGCCCATGCCACACAACTGGCATCGTCCGCAAACACAGGTATACCTTCGCATGCCGCTGCCACACTGGCCGAACTGTTGAAAAACACTGCGGCATGTGCATTTTGCAAATTATCAATCAATCGGCTTTGACTGGGTTCAACAACAACTATGTTGTTTCGCTGTCCTGATCTGTTTGTATATTCTACAAATTTGTTCATGTCGTATTGCCCAGGGTGTGGGCGAATATGTATCTGCCTATTGCTTGTAGATCTAATTTGTTGAACTTTTTCTTTGAGCCATTGCATGGGATCCAAAGTTTTCATTGCGAACCCACCATCACGTTGCATGCAAATTAAGATATGTCCAGTGGTGTTTGTTTTGACCGGCTGTAGTTGCACACCCAATTGGCGACTTATTTCTGTCCACTTGGTGGCATTGCTGTTTTTATTAGCATACTCAGCACGATCGTAAAATGGTCCACCAAGACTGTATCGCAAATAGCCGCTGGCATCATCAAGATATTTCCAACAACTGGCATCTATACACATGGTATGATTTCCCAGGCGGCGTTGATCGGCAATGATTTGCTTGCGCAATGCAATATTGCGGCCACCGGTGTTTGTTGTTGCCCAGCCCAATATTACTGCTAATTTGCTGGGAGTATATCGGTGTTCCCATTCTGTCACAACTGAGTGGCCGGTTACCCGCACCCCTTCGGCAAAACTTTCCAAACATTCAATTTTTCTTGTGTGTTTGCGAACGTTGGCCACACTACTGAGGTAAACAACACAATCAACCACCTTGCAGTATTCTCCAAGCGGTGCCATCTCGCATTTCCGCTTCAGTAAACTGGCAATAGGCTATGTGATGTGCCCAAGCAGTAATTTCGTCAAGATTGGGTTTTTTAATTTTTTCTATTTCTGCAATTGAATTACTGCATACAGCAGCGGCAGCATTGGGGCCAAGCGTAATGGCAGGCTTGCCATGCAGTATGGCTTCGCCGGCTGCAATACTGGAATAAGTTATCATACAATAGATATCCTGGTCTAAGGCCATTTCTATTGTGTCATCATTTATTCTCACACTGCGCCCTTGCTTGCGGCGAATCACCACTTCTCTGTCGGTGTGCAAACCAATTTCATTCAATGTATTTTGCAACCAAGTTTCAAGATCTATGTCATAAAGATTCAACAGTTTTTGACTGGGTGGTGCCAACAATATTTTACTGCCATCAGTGCGCACTTTTTTGAGTCGAACTCCTGTGCGATCAAACCTATCACTGGGACGCTCAATCACAGGTCCAAAGTTTTGCACATCATTTTTTGTAATCCTATGATACAATTTTTTCTTGCCATTGCCAAAGTATCCAGTGTCAATATAATAAAAGTCTTTGCCAGCAGCTCGACACGCATCCATTTGTTTGCGTTTGGTAATACCACGTAACACCACTGGAGTGGGCGTTGTTTCAGTTTTACTCCAGGTGGTTATTTGTCCACCACATCCGCGCACAAAACTTTCTAATGTAGGATCGTACATATACCCTTTTCTTTCATATCTGTATTCACTGTCAATGGCATGTACTGCCTGTGTGTCTAACGCACGAATTTTTGCGGTAATCGCATCAAAATTCATACCATAATAATCCCCTGCTGGGTCTGCCCGATATTTTATTATGTCGTAGAATATTTCTCGAACTTCGGCTGGTAACAAATCAAATTCATGCTCTACCGGTGGTGTGTATTCTTCATCATCCATTTTTTGTTCTTTGCTCACAGTAGTCAGTTAATAGTCTTTCTTGATGCCAGTCTTGTGCAAAGTCACCAGCATTAGCAAACTCATGAAAACAAGGAGTTCCTAATGTGTAATGCACTAACTTGACCAAAGGGTTCCACTCATACTCAACATCCAGCCAGTTCCACTCTGCAGGTAGTTCACCAATACGTTCATCATCTATCCAGGAAAATCTATGCAGTTCCGCACCTGTTGATTTTTGCACAAACTCAGGCGTTAGTTTACGATTGGGATAGCTGTTGCAGTTCCACAGTATCACACTTGACCAATTCTTGCGCGGATAGTCTTCGTTCTTTGATCCAAGATATTTCACAGGCATGCGAGTTTTATAGTCATGTTTGACAACCATGACATCTTTAAAAGAATCTTGTAGATTCCATAATTCCACAATGTCTCCACGCAGGATCATGTCGCCATCGATGAATATGGCCCAGCCCTGATAGTCCATCAGGTGCGGCACAAGGAAACGACTGTAGATAAACTGGTTACTACCATCAGTATGCGTTTCATCGTAGTCTCGGAACAGGTTCAATGCCACAGGAATAATAGCAACTGGTTGACTGGCATGCCTGATGATCGAGTTCACACATACGTGGTATGCCACTGCTTCTCTGGGATCATAGCCCACAAACACAGGTATGGGTTTCATCGGCGTTCTATATCTTCCTCAACACAGCAGTCACCGTATTGTATTTCAATCAATTTGAGTGGTTGATCAGTTTCATTGCACAGCTGATGCCATTCATTTACATTGATAAAAGTGTGTGCATGCATGGTCAACTGACACTTGACTTCTTGATCAGTTGAAGCCTCATCCAAAGTATACACTGTGGCTTCTCCTTCAGCCACAAACCAAAACTCAGCACGACTGTCGTGTCTTTGCATGCTCAAACATGTGTTGGGCATCACAGTGAGTTCTTTGAGTTTGGTATTGGCGCCTACTTCATGTAACACACGATAGTATCCCCAGGCACGATCAGTTCGTGGTGTTTTCCATTCATTGAGTATCCATGAACTGGAATTCATTTTGTTCTCGCCGCCTACACCAAAACAAAAATCCACATCATCAAACACCATTTCAGGACAGTTGTCGGCTGTACGGTCTCCGCCATTGGCAAAAATAAACTTGGTTCCTGGACGTATATAAAAGTCACGTGCAACACGTATGGCATTTATGGATGTGTTGTCAGCATCGTCAAACTCGATTACTTTGTCCACCATGCGTAAATTTTCAATAATGGCTCGACGTTCTGTTGCAGGCAAAAATGGCCTGCCTTTTTTACGGGTGAGCCACTCATCTGAGTTAATGCCCACCACTAGTCTGTCGCCTAGTGCCCGGGCAGCTTCAAAGTAGGCAATGTGCCCTGAATGTAGCGGATCAAATCCGCCTGTGACAATTACTATTTTCATGCGGGTATTTAACTGACATGATCGACATACCACCAAAAAGCCACCCAGGCAAAGAAAAAGAGCAGCAGCAAAACAATTTCCATTTCTTCTAGATCTTGTTGCCAGCGTTCTTGGTCAGTCATTTTAGATCAACTTTATTTCCACTGTGGCTCGTTTTTTGCCGCCAGAGTTTGACACCACATTGACAATTTCAAATCCGTCTACACCTATAAAATTAGTTTCAGTACCTTTGCATCGTATGTCCAATATGATTCGTGTGTGTTCATGCGAATGCTTTTTCATTAAGTCAATGTAGGTGTTAACAGGATAATGATGTCCACAACTGAGCCACGAAGTTATTACGTCAAATTTTACATCTTCGGCAATGTTGATGTTGTTGGCATCAATCAAGTGATAATTTTTTGTGCCTAGTTCTTGTAACTTGGCATCTAAAAAATCAAAACTGTGATAAAAGTACAAGGCGTCTGATGTTGCATTCCAATTACCATAAGAGGCTGTGTCAGATTTGTTGGCGTTTTGTTGTTGATCGCCGTCCAATAACCACAACTCTGTGCCGTACTTTTCTGCAAACCAGCGGGATTCGTGAGCAAACCCGCAACCAATGTCCAATAACTTGCCAATGGGTTGTGACAAGTATGCATCAACTGCGTCAAAGTTGGCTCGACGCTTGGCAATGTATTTTTCAGTAGTCCATTTTCTAGCCCACTGTGCTGAGTCGTGTGCACCTTTGTCGGGATTGTCTGCATACAAGTTCATACTGTGATGTCTTCCATGCCTGCTGTGCGCAGTCGCACCACATGCCCCATTTGCCACTGCTTAGTGTCTAGACCTTTCATGATGCCCAGCCAGCGATTACGTAGCAAGGCCACTTCGTTAATGATGGTTTCAAAGTCTACAACTTCTTCTTCGCCATCCACATATTTTTCAGCATCACGTGCAGTCAACGCACGGGCATAGCCTTCTAGATATTTTTTAAAATGTCGGGTGCGTATTTTGCGCAGTTGAATGTTGAGAAAGTTCAACACAGCTTCAATTTCTTGCAGCTGGTTGAACCTGTGCTCAGTGATGCCCGGTAGTGCAGTAATATTCTTTTCTACCAAGCCGCCAATTTTACAGTCACGTTTGGCATCCGTGAGTTCTGACTCAAAGTGTGCAATGAAGTCAGGTATGTTGCTGAGATCAGCAACTACTTTGCTATACCACATTAGTAGTCATCTTCTTGATTGTAGTTGTCCTCATCATCAATATCTTCTTCTAGGTCGTCTTCTGCATAGTCCTTGTCATTGTCCAAGTATGCTGTAAGAGCTTTCTTGATGTCTGAATCTCCTTTAAAGGCTTCTCGAATTTCGTCAACATCATGGTCATGATCAATCAAGATAGCCACAATGCTTTCGGCTGCATCCATGCGATCTACCACATTGACGTATCGTTTTAATTCGCCCCAAATTTCGCTTGCTACTTCTGCTGACATTGTTATTCCTCCGCTGTGTCGGCTGTACTTACCTCTGTTTTGATATTCTTGAAGTCAATCATGACTTTGTCCAAGCAACCATCATCGTTCTTTTCCCAGGCCTTGCGAAACTTCTTGATGATCTCGCCTTCGCTTGTGGTAAACACTAAACTGTTGCCTTCGCGCTTGAGCATTTCTTTCTTTTCAATCAAGTCTACCAGGCCTGAGTAAGGACTCATACCTGTTGTGTAAGGAATCTTGACCTGCACACCTTCAAAGGGTTTGGCATAGCGTGTTTTCATAACTTTACAGCCTGCACGAATACCGTTCACGTCTGACACTTTGTTGCCGTCCTCATCCTCTTTCAGCTTCATCTTCTTCATGGCAACCACAATACTTGAAGCATAGATAAAGCCTTGACCACCACTAATTTTGTCGTCGGGATCAAACATGTCTTGACTTGCGTAGGTGTGATTGGTGCAAACCAACCCTACGTTGTAGCTACCAAACATGTTTACACAGTTACGCACCAATGCTGTGAGTGCTTTGGGTTTACGACCCAAGTCGCCCTTCATTTCGCCTGCATCAAACTGGTTAACATCCGTTGGGGTCAACAACATGCCCAGTGAGTCAATCACAAACATGACCTTGGGACGTTCGCCTTCGGGTAATGCTTTGTAGTCGCTCATAAATGTTGAAATGGTCTTTGCCACATCGTCAATCATGGCCATACTCAGTTTCAACAGTTTGCTTTCTGATGTGTCCACGCCAAGTGCTTTGAGCCAGTCTTCGTCTAAGGCGTTTTCACTATCAATCAGCACAACAAAGATGCCTTGCTCTTGTGCGTTCTTGATAATGTTACCTGAACAGATGTATGATTTACCTGCACCAGAGTCACCAGCAAACACTGTGACCTTACCCAGTGGAATGCCGCGATTGAAGTCGCCGCTGATCAAATAGTTTAGTGCATAATTGCCTGTGCTGATCCAGTCTGTAGGATCGTTAAAACCGATGCTGAGTCCATCGATTGATTTTGTAATTTCTTTACGGAATTTTGAAACGTCAAAGGGTTTACCCATGAATCACCTATTATTTTTTTAAAGAACACAGAGGGAGAGCCCCTCTGTGTGATACAGTCAATTACTTGGCTTGACGGCTACGGATCATGGCCAGGATGTCCTGAGCATTTTGTCCACTGGCTGCGGGCTTGACCACTGGTGCGGCTGCCACAGGAGTGTCATCTTCGTCAAATCCATTGTCTGCTGCTGGTGCAGGTGTTGCCACTGGTGCGGCTTTGGCTGCTGGTGCAGGAGTGTCCTCATCCACATGTGCGGCTCCGGCACCACCAGGTGCTTGAACACCAGCAGGACGGAAGTATTGACCCCAACGTTCTGTGTCGTAAGGTTGTCCCTCCACTGAGGCTTCAAACATTTCTTTGATGACCTTGAGTTCAACATCGCCCGGCTTCTTGGGCAGGAATGTGCTCAAGTCATACAAGCCATGTGTGGCAATAGCGGCTTGTTCAGCTTCGGTCAGTGCCGATTCCTTACGTGCCCACTTTGAAGTGTTGTAGTCAGCAAAACCACCTTTGGCAGTTTTAGTGATACGGAAGTCCAAGCCACGCAGTGTGTCTGTGGGCAATTCTTCCAGTTCGGGATCCATCAATGCGCCTTTGATGATGGTGAAAATCTGAGGTCCGATGATGAAACGTCGGATGGGATTTTCTGGGCTCTTGTCGTCGCTTAGTGGGTTTTCACGCACGAAGCCTTGAAAGATGTAGCTACGCTTCTTCCAGTATTTGCGACCCATTTCTTCAAGACTCTTGTCCTTGAACCAGGTGCGCACTTCTGCCAAGATAGGACATGCTTCGCCCCACATTTCCACACAAGGCACTTGCACATACACTTGTTTGGAATCCATTTCGCCTTTGATGCCAGCGAAAGGCAAACGAATCATTGCTCGTTCTTGCCAGAAAAATGTGTTTTTTGTATTTGCATCGGGAAGGAATCGCAGTGTTGCACTTTGTCCTTCTTCCATGTTCCAATGGGCGTAAATGGAGTTGTCTCCACCTGTTTGTCCGCCGCCTTTGTTGCCCTCTGCTGCCTGTAGTCTTGCTCTGATTTCTGCTAATGATGCCATAGTTTTTCTCCTTAGTAAGTTGCCTATGTTATGTTGCCTATCTAAATGTTTAGATCTTAGTTGCCTGTGACACAAACAAAAAAGCGCAAACACTGTAGTAGTATATGCGCTTTTTGTCTACGTGTCAATGTTATTTATGATCAAGTTGTTCTAATTAAAATTATTGTCAGTCTGATTCAGTTGTCGAATTTGTGTTAGAAAAGATCCGCTGGCCACATGTTCAAAATTAAACTTGATGATTTCTTTTTCTTGATTGTAGATATCTTGCCATTGGTCTGGAGTCATTTTGGAAAATTTAGTCAGCATGTGTGTGAGCTTGCCTAGTCGCTCCACTGGGTCAGGTTCTTGATCAAATGTGTAATCAAAGCACTGGTATGGGCGGAATCCAAACTTGTCAAACATAAATTTATGATGTCCTAACGGTGCGTATGCTACCCATAATGTTTTATGCACGATTGGGCACAAAGATTTTTCAGTTGGAAATGGTATGCTGTTGATTGGCACAGTTTCTGCCACTAGATTCACAAAAGACCTTTGATTGAACTTTGCTAGAATTTTTAAATCATCACTGGGAGTATGGTATGGATTGCCGAACTTGATAATTTTTTTTAAGAATTGACTTCGTGGATGTTGTTTGGAGGGCAGATTGTAATCATCTCCAACATACTTTGAATACAAATACAACACTTCGTCTGGGATAGGACTCCATACCCACCCTTGTCGAGGAGTGTTTACAATTTCAAAATGCTTTGAACAACACTCATCATTGAACCATCCCAGTTCATACAACCACAAAACCAACCAAATTCTACCTATGTGTGCTGCTTTGTTAAATGAGCTGAGGAAATTGACTTTTACAT